TGTTGATGAAATCCTTGCTTTCAAGGGCTTCTTGCCACAATTCTTCAAGGGTCTTTTCTTCACCGTTGGAGTTGAACACGATGCGTCCGCCGATTTCGGAATTATCCAAATCGAAGTATGTTTCACCGTCGGCGGATTCGATGCGCCCGGTCTTGATGAACCGCCCGTTTATCATGGTGAATCCATAAGTCAGGGCGACGGAACGTGCCTTGATGTCAGGGTCAACGGAATTGATAACACCTATCCAAAACCAATAATAATTGGCATCCTCGTTGACCTTGTGTTGCGCGGATGTGATTTGAATTGTGCCGTCTTGTCCAGCTTTGTTACACCGGGCATAAATATAATATGCCTGTGTGTCGGGGGTAATGGTAATTTGCCCGTCGGCAAGCACCCACGACACCGCCGATTCCTCGTTGATGGTGTAATGGGTCAGCACACCGCCTTTCCACCTGAAAATGCGCGGATTCCCGTTGTAATTCGGCTCAAAGACCGTGTTTGCCAATCCGAATTGCATTGACTTTGCGCCCACGGATAGTGCAAGCGTATCAATCGAATTGGGCTTGATTTTGTCGGTGTAATAATCCCCCTCCGGGTCGAAAACCATGTCAAGGACTTCACGACTTGACCGCCAATTTGCACGGGCGCGGGCGGGGTCTTTAAGATTGTTGACTTCCAAAACCTTGTCAATGTCGATGATGTCGGAAATCACCCGGTTGGTGATGTTCGATGTCACGGTGTCCGAAATGGTCAAGTTATATTCGTAGGGGTCAAGCACATTGCGCGTGATTGACTTGATGCGAATTGCCTTGTCCACGTCAATGTCAGGGTCTTTAATAGGTACATAATCACCCGGCACAAACACGTTGACAATTCCGGCATCGGTCGCAAAGTGTTTTTCGATGTAAGCCTTTGTGACACTGACCGAATATTGCACTTTGGGTTGCGAATTTTGGTCATAAAACTTTGTCCCGGTTTCCAAAAGTTCGTTTTCCGCCGCGCTTATCAGTTCGGGGGGCAAGGTGATGTCCACAATCTTATATTCGTTGCCCGTGGCAAACTGAAACGCTGCCGACGTTTCAGACGGGAACACGTCGCCCCGGTCGTCGGTGAACTTGCGCAAAGTGATTTTGTGCGTCGCATGGTCATATTTGGCAATTTCAAATTCATATCCGGCAAGATTGCCCGAATTGAAATGAACCTTTGCCGCCACGCCGTTAAGCAAATATTTGGTCGTTACCCCGTCGGCTTCCTTTGCGTTCAGGTCAAACGAAATGGTCGGGTCGATAAGTTCAAGGACGGAATCGCCGACCGCCTGAACATGACCCGTGAATGTCGGCTTGATGTTGTCGAAGTGCTTGCGCCCCTCAAAGATGCCGTATTTCGCCACCGCTTCGGGCTTCTCGATGTAAGATTGCGCCTTTGTCTTGCCCGGCAAGCATAGACGGTCGGCGCGATATTTTGACGTGATGTTTGACGCACTGCCATAGACTTTAAGACGGGTCACGATGTTTGCCGATGAAACATTGTCGCGGCTTATCATGTAAAGTCCTTTGTTCTTGCCAAATTCAAGGGTGAACGGCAATGTCCGGCTTGTCGAAAGGATGTTCAGGACATAAACCGACCCGTCAACGGCAATGTCGAAGAAAAGGGATTCACCGAATTTCCCCATCAGGGATTGAAGCACCGAAAGGCAATTATCGGATTCACCGAAAGTCAAAGTGACATCGCTTGCGGTGTCAGGACACGACCCCAAACGCCATTTGCCGGGGAACACACGGTTTGCGTTGGCAATAAGCACGGTCAAGAAGCGGTGCAAATCGCCCGTCAGGGAATCGCCCTGAACGTCTTGCAAGTTGTTGTTGGTCGTGTCAATGGTCACGTCATAGGTCGCCCGCAAAAGGTCGTATTGCACCCCCTCGAATTGCAATGTATATTGAAATTCGTGTGCCCCGGACTTCTTCGGCTTTGACAAGCGGTTAAGGGTGTAATCACGCCCGAAAACGCTTATCTTGTCGCCGATGTCGTAGGTCTGCGGGAACGGTGATTCAACGGTGATGTCAACGGTATCATCGCCGTTCAATGCCCAATTCTGCCGGGCGGACGTGACGGCGGTTGCCGTGCGCCGCGATTGAAGCGGCACACGGTTTCCGTTCCGTTTTGTAATGATTAAATTTTCTCCCATACGACAATCGCGTTGGTTTCAAATTTTGTGATTTCGTCGATGCAACCCGTCACCACGGGGAAATAATCGCCGTTGGCGACGTAATCATGTGTTATCACTTTGTCAGTGCCGGACACGTCATAATCAACCGTGCCGTCGCCCCAATAGATGTTCACATATTTGCGGGTGGTGATGGTGATTGTGCAAGTCTTGGTTGATTTGCCGACGCGGATGTGCTTCAACACACGCTTGACGGGTTCGGGTTCAATCAACTTCAACTTGAATGTGCCGACCATAAGTTGGTCGTTCCATTCTTTGGTGATTTCGATTGCATCCTTGCAATAAACCTCGTAGATAAGGGGTTTGACCGGGTGAACGTCGATGACAAGACGTTGTGTGCCTTGCTTGTCGAATTGGCGTTCAAAGGCGGCAAGTTCGGTGATGAAGTCGATTTTTGAAGCTGCCTTTTTGAAGCAAGACAAGGTGATTTCGCGTGGTTCATAGAACTTGTGCATCAGGTCAACCGCTTCACCGTGGTAATTATCCCATGAAACGGATGCCGGGGTTTTGAGTTTCGGGCGATTCAAGATACCATCCGACCCCGACACAAACACGTTGAATGTCTTGAAGTCGATGCCATCAACAAGATATGCAATATCTTTGACGCTTGCAACTTCATCCATCAGGTCGGTTTGCGAAAGGGCGACATTGAAAATCTTGACATCATCAAGAAGTCCGAATCCGTAGTCACCCGAATAGCAATCTTGGTTCAGGGAAATGCCCGTGGGTGTTCCGGCTTTGCTTACGGACTTGATGCGTGTTGAGTTCACATAGAAGTCGTAAACAGTGCCGTGCTTGACAAGGGCGACGGAAAACCACGACCCCGGCTTTGCTTCAAACGAAAATTCGATGAAGTTTTCAAGCCCGGCAAAGTTGATAAGCCATATCAGGTTCGACGGCGACCCGGCTTCACGCTTTCCGGGCTGAACCCATGCAAGAATTGTGAAGTCCACCCCCAAATTAGGTAAAATGGATTTCGACACCTCGCAAGTATCATCCCCGGCAAAGGAAATTGCATTGCCGTTCTTTCCGGCGACAAAGTGCGCCCCATCCACCACGCCGTCGGCGCGGTTTGGTGAATATTCGTAAGCGGTTGTCGCTCCGTCCGATTCATCAAAGGGCATTTGAAAGATGCTGTTTTCGGTGTTCATTCTTAATATGTTTTTGAGTTTTTAACCCGGATTTTCACTTGTGCTTCGGCGGATTCTTCAACGATGTTGACCCGTCCGCCGTCGCCATATTTGTTCACACACACTTTTGCCCGGTCGTGCGCGTGGATGTTGACAACTGCATCGTCGAAAACATCAATCATCACAAAGGCATTGTCGGCGGCAAGCACGTTCAATTCCGATTGATGTTTGGCGAATATTTCCGACACGTTGAATGTGTCGGTCTTGATGATGCCGAAAGTTGCCCCAAGACACACGCATTTGGGGCTATTTTCGACGCTGATTTCACAATCGACGAACACACCCATTTGTGGGGCGATGTCGCCGAAATGCGCTTTTATGAAGTCGTTTGCCGGATAATCGTTTTTCAAGCAAAAGTCGATGCCGCGCAAATACATTTCGACCATCGCTTTTCGGTCGTTCAACGACTTCAAGGCGGTGTGCCATTCCTTGCAAATGCCTTTTCGCTTTGCTTCTTTGGCAAGCGTTTTTGAAAGTCCTTTTTCCATTTCTTTTTTAAGGCTTTTATTTTATGCCACCAACCCTTGCGACCTCAAAGAATCGCCGCCGTTGGCTTCAAGTATTGTGATGATTTGGTCGATTTTCGCAAGATGCTTGTTGAATGCGGTATTGGCGGCAATCGTGTTGAGGACAAGAAGTTGTTGACGCAAAATGTCCTTGCATTCAAGTTGATTGATGCGCACGGCATTCATTTGCCCGGCGACAAGTGACGCGGTTTCCTCGGAAACACCTTTGACCGCCCCGGTCAAAGACGTGTCGGCATCTTCTTCATCGGTAAGGTCTTTGAACAAGTCCGAATAAATGCCTAACGCCTGATTGAAGTTATTGGCGGCGGCTTGAACCTTTTGTTTGAATGCGGCAATCTCCGCATCGGTCAGTCCGTCGAAAACGAAATCATCGCCGTTCCAATAACCCATCGAATCGGTCAGGTTGTCAAGTGCGCCTTGAAGCTGCTGTTCAAGAAACTTTTTCTTCAACTGATTCACGATGGCATTCTTCAAAACCTCGTTGACGGTATCTTCAAAGGCTTTCGCGGCGGATTCGCCTTTTTCAAAAGCCCCGACAAGGTTTTCAGCAAGTGAAGAAGAAAAGTCCTTTGCGTTGGTCTGCACAAGGTCATTGGCGATTTCATCAAGCATATCTTGGATGGAACGGGAAAGTTCGGCAATCTGCTCTTGATATTCCCGGATTTTGCCATCATCGGTGTGCTTCTTGCTCCGTTCATCGTTAATCATGCCGTAAAGATGTGCTTGTTGCTGCTGCATATTACGGATGGCGGCTTTCTGATTTTTGTAAACTTCACCGCCCAAAGCCTTGTTGATTTGCCATTCAAGTTGTTTGTAAGTGTTGGCAAGGATGTCGATTTGTTCCTTGTGCTTCTTGATTGACTTTTCGGCTTTGCGGTCACGGGAATTGAACAAGTCGAATGCCGACGATAAAAGGGAAATCGACCCTTGAATCACGGCAAGGGGGTTGCCGGACGCAATGCCCTCGGCGGCTTGTGACGCTCCCGAAAGAATGCCGCCGATGTCGCCAAGAATCGCGGCCGTTTCTTCATCCATCGCAATACCCATCTTTTCCATACCCTGAACGACCGAATCGAATGTGCCGGAAACAAGGCTCAAAGTTGAGCCGACATTTGAAAACACGTCTTTTAACGCATCTTTCATCATGTCGCCCGCCGACTTGCCGGATTCTACCTTGCGAATAAGTGCGTCGATAACTTGCATCGAATTACCGACTTCAACGCCCATGTCGATTTTGCCCTGCAATTCACGCTTCTTGCCTTTCAGGTAATCAAGATATGTGCCGCCCTGCGAAAGAAGCCCGGCAAAGGCATCTTGCGACCCTTGCACAAGGTCTTTATTGCCAGACTGAATCCACCTTTGATAAAGTTTATATTCATCTTCTTTGGCTTTGAGTTCCGCCAAGAACGGGTCATTGTCATTCGACAATAACTTGTTGTCGGACATTTGACGGCGCAATTCCGAAAAGGCGTTGGAAAGTGCCTTGAACGGGTTGCGCTTCTCGATTTCGCCACGCGCTTTTTCAAGTTGCTCATTGATGGCTTGCAAGTCGGCGGGGTTGAAGTCGCCGGAAAACTGAATCTTTTGTTCCTCGATGTTCTTAATAAGACGCTCGATTGTGGATGTGGTCAAGCCCTCTAAATTGCCGAAAAGAAGTTGCCAATCGGCGGATTGGGTCAATATCTCATTCGACAACTTGGAAAGTTCTTCTTGCTCTGCATTTGCGATGCGGGCAAGCATCTCTTGGTCGCCATGTTCACGGGCAAGGCGGCGTTCTTCATCATACTTTTTGGCGATGGCGGCGCGTTTCTGCTCATACCCTGTGTATTGTTCAACCAATCTATCATAATCGGCATCGCCCGTTCCCTCGGTGTCCTTGGTGTATTGACGGCGACGGTTCGCAATAGCGGCATCAATGCTTGCGCGGTCTGCATCCGTTGTGGCGGCATTGCGGGCGCGTGTAAGCATTTCGATGTCCTTGTTGAATTGTTCTTCAATCGCCCGGCGTTTGTCGGTGTAAGACGCATATTCTTCAAGTAATGCTTCGGTCTGCTCCTTTGCCTGCTTGCGGGCATCCTTTTCGGCATCATCCAAGATTTCCTTTTTGCCCGTGTCAAGTTCCGTGCCGTCGTTGGCAAGTTCTTGGCGGCGACGCTCGATGATATTCAACATTTCAATCACCGATTTGGCATTGGTCAGTTGCTCGGACAATTCTTGATTGAATTGTTCAAGGACGGTGCGTTTCGTTTCTTCGGCGATTTGGTCGTTCAGGGTGCGCAACTGCTTGTTCTGCTCCTTTGTGCGGGCGGCAACATCGACTTCCAAGATTTGGTCGCGCTGCTTCCTCAAATAATCAATGTAGGTCGCCCCTTGTTCAAGAAGCCCGGCAAATTCCTGATTGGCGGATGCGATAAGAACTTCATCGCCGGAATTTACCAACTTCAAAAAGCGTTGATACTCGGTTTTGCGCTTCTGCAACTTCTCCAAGAACGGGTCGGTCTTGGCGGCTGAACCCCCGCCGCCCCCGCCGCCGGAAACCTTGAATTGGTTGGTCTTGTTCCCGGTGATTTTGTTGGCTTGCTCTTGAAGTTCGGCAAGTTCGGCAAGTGCGTTTTTATATGCCGTGTTGTCGGTCAGGTTCTTCAAGGCGGCTTGCTTCAATGAAATTGCTTGTTCAATCGCGCCCAAAGACCCCTCGGCATACTGCTGGGTGCTTTCAATGCTTGCTTCTTGAAGTGTGTTGAACCCTGCTTGCTCGTGGCTGCGGGCTTGTGCAAAAAGGCTATCAGATTCCGCCAATAATGCTTTATATTCTTCGTTTTTTTCTTTCCACGGGGAATACCAACCTTTTAAGCCCAACTTGATAACGGTTTGACTTTCCCGGTCACGCTCGGCAAGTTTAAGCATCGCTTCTTTTTGCTTTTCCATTGCCATTTGCACATAAACCATCGCTTTTGCCTTTTCGATTTGTGCGGTAATGAATGCATCCTTGTTAGCGGCAAGCAAGTTTTCGGCATCGGTCACACCGTTAATCGACACGCCAAGCTCATCAAACTTTTGGCGGTTTTCTTCGATGAACTTCTTTTTGGCTTCCAAATTGTCACCTAATTCAACCCACCGCGCCGACAAATCTTTGATTGTGCCGATGGGCTTGTAACAATTTTCAACCATTGATTTTGAAAATTCTTCTTGTGCCTTTTTCGCTTCGGATGCCTTGCTTGAAAAGTGAGAATATAAACCAATAAGGGCGGATATTCCGGCAAGAATCCACCCGAACACGGGAATTGACTTAATCGCCGCGCCGACCATACGGAATGCCCCGGCAAGACCGATGTTCGCCACTGTTCCGGCTTTCGCGGCGACAGCTTGCGCCCCGGTCGCCACGGTGTTCGCCGCCTGAACCCCGGTGTTCGCGGTTGTCGCGGCGGTCGCTTTACCACGGGCGGCGGCATTCGCCTGATTTGCTGCCGCGCTCGCTTCTTCGGCAAGGGTGTTCGCCCCGGTCGCCGCTGCGTTTTCAGCTTGGGCGGCGGTGTTTGCCTGAATCGTGGTGGTTTCGGCGGCTTCGGCATTGCGCCCGACTTCCAAAAGACCGTTCCACCATTCTTTTAGACGGCCGACGGTGGAAAGCATGAATGCGGAATCTTTGTTCAGGGCTTGGGAAACTTGCATCAAACCGTTTGTCACCGCCATAATCGACTGCGTTTTCAACATGATTTGTTGTAGATTCTCGCTTTCGCTTCCGAATAGTCCGACCATGCCCGCAACGGCGGAAAAACCGCCTGTCAATCCCGTAAGACCTGACATGACACCCGCGAATCCGGCATCATCATTCGCAAGGGCGTTGGCTTGTGCTTGCGCATCGCCCCACGCATCAGTCAGGGCGGCGGCTTCTGCCCGCACTTCCCGATAACGTGCCGTATTACGTTGCCCGGCGGCTTCCAACTCGACCATTTCCATTTTGAGTTCGCGCAACCGGGTTCGCAAAGATGCTTGTGACTTTGCGTTGTCATTGACCGCCTTTTGTTCGGCAAGCATGGCATCACGGGCGGAATCAAGTTCATCCGACTGATTCCGCAATTCATTCAAAAGCTGCTTGCGTGTCGCAATTTCGCCTTGAATCGCCTTTTGCTTGTCTTTTAAGGCTTTGTATTCTTCCGACCACCCGTTCTTCTCCCATTCTTTCGATGAAAGTTGTTTCAGGGCTTCAAATTCATCTTCAAGTTTCCAAATCGCCGTTTCTTGCTTTTCGCATTCCTCGCCGATTTTTCCAAGCATCGTGCCGATTTCGGCAACCGTCTTGTCAACGGTATCACCGACACCAACCATGCCGTCGGACAAGCCTTGCACACGGCGCAAGGTTTCTTGAATAGCTGCTTCAAGTTGGGAATTGTCCATGTCGGACGTAAAGGACAATCCGCCGCCGTCAATATCTGCCATTTTACATCATTGAATTTACATAACTCAAAACTTGTTGTTGGTTACTCTCGGAAAGGGCGATTTCCTGAACGTCCGGGTTGGAATCGGTGTCATAACTCGGTGCGTCAATCATCATTCTTTCGACAAGCCCCCACGCAACGCCGTTCATTAGGTAGTCATAAGTCCACCCGAAATGCGCACACAACGCACCCCGGCGACCGTGCGGGCTATTTAGACCCCTTTGTTTCCCTCTATCCGAATCGGCGTTGTCGTGCGGTCGATTGTTGACATCAATCGAATAGAGTTCATAAAATCCCCCATATTGGACATTGAATTGACCAACACGGCGAATTGGTGCAATCGTGACGGCTTGATTTGCCGGGCGAATAATTCGGTCAGTTTGTCTAACTTTTCGGTGTCCTCGACCCAATGCGGGAATCCGCCCTTGATACTGCATTTCAGGCGGTCAACGCCAAGTGCGGCGATTGCCACGATGCGGGCGCAACGGATTGAATGTTCATGCGCCATCGTGCGGGCTTTGACCATCGCATCATCGGACTTCAACGCCGTTTCATCAATGGTTAATTCTATCCATTCGGCTGAAAGGCGGTCAAGGGTTGAAAGGGTCGGTTCTTCAATGGTGAACTTGCGTGTCACCTCGACAAGCCGACGTTTGCGGATAAGCCCGAAAAATCGCTTTTCGGTCACAACTTCGATGTCCTTGACCTCAAACGACACACCCTTGCGGATAAGGGCATTCAATTCGGCTTTCTCTTTTTCAAGGGGTGTTTTGTTTGCTTCTTCCATTTGCAATGTGAGAATTAAGGAAAAACGCCCCCAAAGGGTGTTCGGCACTCTCCGGGGGCGTGTGAATTAGCGTTTCCCCGCATCAGGACTTTGCGGGTTCTTCATGCGGAATGCCGCGTAACGCCTTGCCGGATGAAACCGCCATCGGCGTAACGGTGAAGTCCACAAGGAAAATGCCGGATGCGGTAAGGTCGGCATTGATAACGGCTTCGATGTCGCCGTTGGGAATTTCAAAGTCAAGTCCTTGTTCGGTAATGACCTTGATTGCCTTGTTTGCGACCACTTCGTTGCCGTCGTAACCCCAAACGGGCTTGCCGTCCGTGCCGACATCATCGCCGCCGACATAATCCACAAGGTCTTGCACGGACGCATCCATGATGGAGAATGTCAGGGTCGGAATTTTGCGCGATTTGCGGCGCACTTCGGGGGCGGCTTTGCCTTCCTCGAAATGCTCGGTCACGTCGGATGAATCCTGAGCGATTTTGGCGGTGTCCTTGTAGGTCTTGCCAATCTTGTTGAGCTGCGCGGGCATCACCCCGGTTGGGGCGGCTTCGCCCACCTGAATCTCGCAAAGACCCAACGTGATAAGGTTTGTTTTATTGGTTGTAGCCATCTTGTTGTGAAAATTAAGTCGTTTGAATATTCCAATCAATCCGAATGTTCATGAAGTGTTGCTTGCAATTCGGCTCATACATGGTTGTTGCCGATTTGGGGATTGCTTTCACTCCCGGCAAGACGGTTTCACGAACTATCTTCAAGACTTCATGGGTTAACTCATTCAAGCGCGGGCGATTGGCTGACACTTGCATTTTCCCGTTGATATTCATGGACACGTCGGGAACATAGATGTTGATGTTGGACGTGCCGATTTGGGGCAATGCGTCCGCTTCAAGGTCGATTGTGTTCACGACAATATCTTCTTCGGTCGAATCTTCGGGGCGACCGTCGCCGACGTAAATTCCGCCTTTGTTGGTCGTTTTCCCGTTGAGCAACTGAAACAAGATGCCGTCGGTGTCAATGGGGGTTTTCAAGTTGTCTTTCATTCGGCTTCCGCTTTAATGTTGCTGATAAGTTTTTCTAACATCCGGGGCAATTCCCGTTGTGCAAGATGTTCGGCACTTGATAGCACGTTTTTCCCTTTTGCTTCGACGTATGCCGCATAATTCATTCCGGCGACCACTACAAGGGCAATGCCCTTTGGTTCCTTGCCGACCTTTTCCGCAAGACTTGAACCCGCCTTGATGCCGTTTTGCGCCGCGTTGGATTCCGCGCCGCTTGCCGCGTCAAATTGGGTGTGAAGCGCAACGCCATCGCGGAATATCATGTAACCCGTCGATGAAAGCAACGCCCCGGTCTGCATCATGTAACCCTTATTGTTTCGGGCTTCAATCAGGCACATTTCACCCAACCTTTGCAATCGGGCGATTTGCTTCTTCTCGACCATTTCCAAGAATGCGTCAAATCGCTTTGCAACATCGGCACGGGTGAAGTTCGGTTTTATAGCCATAGCCGACAATGAAGTTGTGCGGGGTCAAAGTTCAGGCAAACGCCCTCAATTCGGACGCTTTCGCAATCTCGGTCGTTTGCAATTACCACCTTTGTGCCGATGCTGACTTTCGGGCAAGATTTGGGGCATTGAATCAGGGATGTGGCTTTGTGATATTCACCGCCCGCAACCTGAAATTCCGCCCCGCGTCCGTCCGATTCTTCACGACACATCGAAAGGAACTTGCGCGACACATTCGATGCCGTCCAATTACCTTGTTCATCCTGAACCGATGAATCGGCAACTTCGATGAAAAGGAAATGCGGATATTGCTTCACACTTGCCATAATCACCAAAAGTTTGAACGGTTACGAATTTTCGGTTTTGCTTCCAACACGTTTTCTTTGCCAAGTTCCCGACAAATTGAGTTGTACCACAATTTGACCGCATCCATGTTCCACGAAATCGAATATCCGCCCTCGGAAACATTCTGCATCATTGACGCAAGGACAACCGACACGCGATTGTATGCGGCAAGGTCACAAGCTGCGATGTCGGCGGGTGCGTCCGCGTCCATCCCGGCTTTAAGTAGTATCACGTCAATGTCGGTTTCGGACACGTTCAGGTTGCCCAAACTCATTGACAAATATTCCTTGTTGGTTTTTGTTGCCATGTCGAAATCTTGTTAAAACCGCCGGGGAATCATCCGGGGAATCAACCCCGGCGGTCGATGTTAGTTTTTAGTCCACGATGTGGCGTTAATCTGCATCAGGACGGAACGACCCGAAAGTTTCCATGCGGGGAATGCGTTTGCAATGCCCTCGGTAACTTCCTTGACGGGGGTTGCGTCGTCGGAATACTTCTGCACAAGGGTGTGACCGTGCATGACCTTTTCGGCAACGCTGCCGGGGCGTTTCTTTGCTTCGATGGGCTTCTTCCAAAAAGTTGTGCCAAGCACTTTGCTTTCCGAAAAAAGAATCACATCATCTTCAAAGGGGTTGCCCGTGATGCGTGTGCCGTCGGCAAGTTCAACCGTGATGTCTTGGTCAATCACGATAATCTGCAAGCCTCGGAATGTTTCGGTCTTTTTGGCAAGATAAGCGTTCACCGACTGCAAGCTGGGTGCGTCGTTGGTGTCGGTCAGGTTCTGCACAAGGGTTGCGCAACGCTTGTAAACCTCTTCTTGCGATGCAAGTTTTTCAAAGGTTTCCACGTTCATAAACGCAAACTTGTACTTCGCGCCGTAGAGAGTGCGCCCAAGTTTCAGGGCTTTGGGGAAATCCTTTGTTAAGGGCTTGCCCGAAGTGCCGGACGCATAGGACGTTGTAACGCCGATTTTCTGTTCGGCGGGAATCAGGTAGTCGCAATCATATTCGGTCACGACCGTGGCATTGTTGGAATTTGTGATTTTCAGCTTGCCACCGCACGAAATTTGTTTGAGCGCAATCCATTCAAGGCGGGCGGCAACGCCATCCCAACAAAACTTGGTGTCCTCTGCCCAAAACTCGACAAGGGCGATAAGGTCGGCATTGCCGGATGCCATCGCAACCATGATGTCATATTCGGTGAGTTCATCTTCAAGTTTTTCACGCGAAATCGTGATTTTGGGAATATCGCCCTGAACACGCGCAATGGCATCACGGGTTTTCTTGGGGATGCTTGAACCCCTTGCCGTCAGGTCGGCGGCAATCTTTAAGCCCGTTTGCGCTTCAAGCACTTTCCACGTCAAAGAATTGGTTTCTTTGAGCGGAAAAAGTGTGGGGTAATAATACTCTTTAAGGTCATAGGTGCGGATTTCCGCTTCCATGTCCTTTTCGGTAAGCCCCACCATCAGTGTTTTCTGCATAATGTTGGCGTGTTAGGGGTTAAAAATAGATGATGCCTTTCAGGGCTGATTTGATTGCGTTGGACACGGCGGGGGCGTTGGATTCGCGCACCGCACCGATAAGCCACGCATCAACCCAAAGGTTGTCGCCGTCGGGGTCAACGTCATAGTTCGACCCGGCAATGGCGATTGGCTGAACTTTAAGGGTGGTGTTCGCTCCGGCGGACTCAAAGGCGGTGTCGCCCACCTTGACGGCTTTTCCAAGCGTCGCGGAAAGGGTGATAACATCCTTTGCGGGGTCGCTCTTGTCGATGGTCGAAATGACCTGACCGTTTTCGCCCCCGGCTGAAAAGCGGTCGCCCGTCTTGAAGTGATGCCCTTTGGCAACTTCATAAGCGGTCGCGGTGGCATCGGCGGCGGTCACAATCTGCGCGGTTTTAACCACGTTGAAAAGACCGTCTTTGCCCTTGCCAAGCGGCGTTCCCTCAAAAAGTGCCTTGCCGCCAAGTGTCGCGGTTTCGACCGTAACACCGCCGGGAATGTCGGCGATGCGGTGAACGATACATTTCACCACGCGGCTATCCTTTTTGCGTTTTACCTGCATTGTCATGCTTGTAAGGAATTAGGGGTTTGACATTAGAGTTCTTTGCCCGCGAACTGATTGTTTTCGGGCTTCTTGCTTGCCACATAGTCGGCGACGGCTTGTGAAACGCCTGATTCGCTCTTTGAGGAGAAAAGGGGCGAACCGCCGGAACGACCCATGTTTGTGTCGGCAAACGATTGATTTGCGGTTGCGATGTCGGCGGTCTTGTCGGCCAAGTATTCATCGAAAGAAGAATCATCATCGAACTTCATGCGGGCAAAATCTTTCAGGGTTTGCGCCTTGAAAGTTTCATCCTTGCACGATGCCAACGCTTCGTTCAGTCGTTGAAGCCTTGTTTTGTTGATGTTGTCGGATTCCATGCTTGCGATTCGGTCGGCATAAGGCTTGACCGCCGCGTCAACCGCGTTTTTCACGATTTCGGCGATGTTGTCAGCACCACCACCGCCGGGTTCGGTGACGGTTGCCCCGGTCTTTTCCTTAAAGTCGTACTTCTTGCGCAAATTGGTTTCCGATGTTTTTACACCGTCGGACACCTCTTTGTCCACATCCGCGCGGTAGTTCTTAATAAATTCACTGACTTGCGCATCGGTCAGTTTCTCAATAATCGCTTCCGCGTCCTCTTTTGTCGCACATTGTAACGCAAGCGAGCGTGCCAACTGCAACAATCCATCTTTTCGCGCGCCTGAAAATTTCGCGGTCAGTAACGCAAGTAATTCTTGGATGTTCATTCGTTGTGATGTTATTGGTTTACAAATCACCGCAAATTTAGTGTGTTTTATAGTGATACATACACGGGCGCGGGGGCAAGTTACACCCGACTTATTCACATTTTGCATTGCATCAGCATAAAAATAGCACTGCAAATGCAAAATTTTTCCTTGAAAAAGTTTGTTATTTCCAAAATAACAACTAACTTTGCGGTGTCTTACTATAAGACACAATGTTTAACCGTGGGCAACCCCACAACCTTTCGCAACAATGAACACAAAACAATTTACCGCAATAGAATTGATTGACGCAACGGGAAATGTCGTTGCAGATGTCTATGGTTACAAAACCGATAAGGGCGCAATCAATGATGTTGCCCGCGTTAATATTTGCGGATTCATGCAACTTTCAGGATTTAACACAATGTGGTTTATCCCCACCCGTTGGTCAATGCCACAAAATGTTATTTCAATTCAAGCCGAACTTTCCCGCCTGAAATCTCTTTATCCGACTGCAACAACTCGCATAACAAGTGATGGCGCACAATTCCTTAACGAATTACATCTTTCGTTCTAAAACTAACCGGGGCGGCACGTCCGCCCCTATAAAACAACCCCGTGTGTCTTATAGTGATACGCATAATATTTCGCAACAATGACTTTTACCCGTACCCCCGAAACAATCGCACTTAACGCCAAACTTGAAATCAAGGCGTTAAAAGGCTTGTACTTCAACACCCACAAAGGGATTTGCCGCTTCTCGCGCGGTCATGCGCTCTTTATCCCCGGCAAAGGCTTCGTGAAGTTCAAGCACGACACAACCGCCATACCTTACACCCCTTGCGGCGGCAAAAAGGCACTTGAAGCAATCATCGCCGATGGTGGTTTTGTCGATTATGATTCCCTTGAATTTGTCAACGCCCTTAATGAAGTTGTGGCATGAAGCCCCGGCACATCATCAAAGCACAACGCGCCCGCCTGATGTTTGATTTGGCGGTGCGCCGCCTTTCGGGTGAAATTACATCCGAACAACACCGGGCAATGTGCAAGCGTGTTGAACGTGCATTTGTAAACGTATGGTTTTGTAATGCAAAATAGCGTCTTACTATAAAACATTTTCAAGATGAACAACCGTCTTGCAAGACTTGAAGAAGAAGCAATCGCATTCATCCGTAATGCCGAAAACCTTGCGTTGCGCATGGATGAAAGGGGCTTCCATGTTGCCTTTTCAGGCGGCAAGGATTCCCAAGTGATGCTTGCGCTTGTTGAAATGGCGGGTGTGAAGCATCACGCCGAAATGCAAGTGACAAGCGTTGACCCGCCGAACCTGATGCGCTTCGTGCGCAAGTATTATCCGCAAGTCAAGTTGAACTTGCCAAAACTGAATATGCGGCAACTTATCATCAAAAAGAAAGTGTTGCCGACACGCATTGCCCGATTTTGTTGCGCGGAACTGAAAGAACAAGCCGGGGCGGGATGCGTCACTTGCATTGGCATTCGTGCGGCGGAATCAACCAAACGTGCCAAACGTCATGCAATCGAAGTTCAGGGGCAACGAATCGGTTATGACATAATCAATGACAAGTTGGTTGAATCAACGCCGGGCGGTGAACAACTTTTCGATATGGATTCCGAAACAAAGGTTTATTGCGTAAACGGCAAAGACAAAGTAACGCTTGCCCCGATTTTTAATTGGACGGACACCGACGTTTGGGATTTCATCAGGGAACACAACTTGCCTTATTGCGATTTGTATGACAAAGGCTTTCATCGCATTGGTTGTATGTTTTGCCCGATGTCACAACCCGCGACAAAGCGGCGCGAAATGCAAATGTTCCCTTTGGTCGCCGAAAGGGTTTATATTAAGGCAATCCGCGAACTTATGGCAATGGGCAAATATGACCGTTTCGATTCCGCCGAACAAGTATTTGAATGGTGGATTTCCGGCGAAAGCGTGAATGATTGGTTTGCTATGCAAGCCCGGAATAATAACCAACCAAATCTTTTTGATGATGGAAAGACCCCCGAAAGCAATTCTTGACTACATCAAGAAGCACAACCCCGGATTTGTGCCGATGCCCGCCCCGTCGTTTGACATCATGCCGCGACGGGCGGCGCAAACGCCCTTTGACATCACAACGGCATTCGACCGCCACACGGTGTTCCGAATCTCTTATTTGCCGTTTGTGTTCTTCGATGTCATTTGGGATTATATCGACACCCTTATGGATTTAGCCCGCATCATCGGCAACCGGGAAACAAGGCATCTTTCACGGGCATTGCGCGAAATCAGGGGCGAATATGACCGGGAACGGTCAAAGACCCTTGATTGGGAACACCGCACACGCATTGCGAAACACGCCGAACAATTCATTGAAGAATCCAAGCCCCTGACATGGGCATGGAAAATGATTCATTCGGAATATAAGCGCAAGCCGACCTTGTGTGTGCGATGTTTGCCGCCCTGACAAGATATGCCCGGCACTTCGATTCAATGATAACGGCAAAGGCGGGGCGCAAGCTGCACACCATCTTGCCGGACGAAGTCAGGCGAATGTAAATCTTGATTCCTGAATATTTGGGCGGAATGCCCCACACGCGCATCCGGCGGTTGGTCGATGCGCGGTTGCTCAAAGACTTCTTAACACAACCCTTAACCGATGAAGAAGAATGAATAAATCAAACATCGCAACAATCATCCTTTTGTGGCTGACCGTGCTTTTGGTCGCCCTGAAACTGACCGTTTGCCCCGGCTTGAATTGGGGATGGGTCTTTGCGCCGATATGGATTCCGTGCGCCGTCGGCATCATCGCGTTTTTCGCGGTCGTTACGTTCTTTTCAATCCTTAAACGCAAGAAGTGATGGATGAATTAGCACTTACAATCCCGCAAATGGACGCATTAAAGCGCACGGGGATAGACACGACGGACGCATCAATGCGGTGGGGTCATGTCGCAACAACGATTGACAAAACCATCTTCACAATCATTCCGACCATTGCCGTGTCGGATGAAGTGATGCCGCACACGTCGCCCGCTTACACGTTGGGCGACATCCTGAACAAGTTGCCGACAATCATTCCTGAACCCAATCCAATGCCGTTGACCCTGAAACACGGTTTGTCCGGCAAATGGTGTGCTTACTACGGGCAAGCATCGCCATGTTGTGTCGGCGATAGTCCGCTTGAAGCGGCTTTTGCGATGCTCTGCTTCGTCGCTCAATATTACCCCACCACAATCAAGCAAATCAATAAATAAAATGCAATGACCATGCAATCAACCCTTTTCAAAATGGAATCGACAATCAAGAGCCTTTCGGAACGATTCAACCTTTCGGTTGAGTTCCTGACCGAATTACACGACAAAATCGTGGACAAAGAAAACTTCACCCGTGCCGTGCGGATGTTCATGGACGGGTTGATGCCTTACGACATCGCAACCGGGAAAGAACCCATCAATGTTGCGGAATTGCGCCACAAGGTCGCCGCCGACATCGTGGCATTCCGCAAGGACAAGACGGCGAAAATCCGCGCCGCCCTTGAACAACAAAAGCGCATCCAAGAATATTATTCCGGGTGCAAGTCTATAAGATACCCCAAGAAAACCAAAGGCGGCGTTTCTGACATCGCTTTCATCAAGAATGGATACTTGGTTGCCCTCGCACATTTTGAGCCGTCAGCGGGCGGAATTTACGCCGCCGACAATGAAGTGATGCCGGGGTGGAATTGGCGACCCCATGAATATCTTGCCCGGCTTCGTAAACTGAACAAAGCCTTTTATCGGGAAATCAAAAAAGCGGCGGTCAATTCGCCCCGTGAATGGTTCGACTTTAACGACATGACCAAATGACCAAAGAAGAATATCTTTCAAGGGTCGCAAGCATCCGCCGTGAAATGTGCGAACAAGTCGTTGCCGTCACGTCCGAATATATCAAGGAAAACCCCAGCAAGGTTGATGAACTTGATACCGACGGAATCCGTTTATTTCGCAAAGATACATATATCATGCCAAGCAAATGGAATTTAGCCAAACCCATCAAGTGTGACAAAGAATTAACCTTGTTTTTCTCCGTTGTCCTTGAAGCGTCATTCCCCGGTGCTTGAAATCCGACAAAAGGTTGTATCTTTGCACACTATAATCAAGACACGATGAAGAATGAATCAGTTGTTCACGTCTGCTTGGGCGATGATAGGCACTATTATTTCGGGTCAGTCGCCGCCATCTTCGACCGCTTCACGCCGGATGAATTGGGTGTGTCGTTGCCGACATTGTGGAATTATGGGCTTGCACCTGACCGACCTTATAAAAACAACCGTTGCGCCATCTATCGGGGCAACATAGAACGAAAGAAGCAAACAAAATGAAAGATAACCACCCAAAAATCAAGTTCCGAAAGAACAATGAATCCGATGTGATTTGGTGGGTGGATAACCCCGAAAACATAGGTGAATGGCTATTCACCTTTGACAAGAAACAAATCTTTAATATGTTTCGGGATTACCCCCACGAACTGACACAAAAACAAAAGGCAATCTTTGACAAAGAAAACCCATATTGGGTTGACTTCTTCAAAGACCGCCAATGATATTTCAACACCTTGCAAGGGTGCATCAGGTTATTTAATCGTACCTGATGCACCTTTCTTTTGGTTGTCTTTGGATGTATTGATATAGCCCATAAGTGTTTTGAAACTTGAATCGCCTTTGAAAAGGTCAATATCTATCAGTTGGGCGGAATAACAACGCCCCCTTGCACCAAATCGTTTTCCAAATATAGTCGCATTCAAGGGTTTCCAACCGTTTGAGTATGCCGATTGCAATTCAAGATATTCAAATTTCCCTTTTGCAACTTGTCGGACAATCGCCGCGTGTTGACCAATAGCGAGATAATACATTTTTCCGATGGTCGTTGTTTTCATAATTTCAACGCCGGAAACGTCATATTTATTCACGCCGCCCATTTTTTCACAAATCGTCACGATGTTACCCGTGCGGGCGAAATAACGTCGGCTTTCACCATCGCGGAAATCAAGCACATCAAGCCCGGCATGGTTGGCGGCAAAGGTGAATGCCAACGATGAACAAGACCCGGCGGTTTTATCGCCGCCGCTCACTCTTTCCACAATTTCATCAACCGTCGGTTGCTTGGCGTGTTCCTTGACTTCAAGATAATCAACTTTCCACGTCTTGATGTCGTCAACAACGGTGTCAAGTTTAGGTCTTGCCGCTTCTTCCTCCAACTTTTTCTTTTGGGCTTCATCAACCTTTGCTTTAAGGTCATCAAAAGCCTTGTTGATGTCCTTTTTGAAAGCACCCCAAGAATAAGCCCGGTCGCGTCCTCTCAAATAAAACACATACTTTGAAAGTTCGGAATCATCAATACTGAAACCCCTTGCTGTTTTCATCAGGGCATCGGCATCGGCAATAAACTTGTCAACCTTTTTGTCTGCGGCATAAACACGACCATCCAAGCGATACATTTCATCTTGCATCTTATCAAATATCGTATCATTATCAATATCAGCAAGGAAAGAATCAAGCAAATTGCGTAAGGTGGTTGTTTTGACACCCCATTCATCTGCGGTCTTAATCGAATCACGGACTTGCGCGACAACCCCTTTTTTGTAAACGCTTAATCTTGCTTCCGGCGATGCCTTATATTGACGCAACTTGTCCTTTGCCTTTTCAAGTTCCGATTTATAGAATAAAGACCCGTCCGCCCACATCGACTTGTCCGCCGAAAGATTGGTCATGTATTGTGTGAGTTCGGCGACCACATCCGGCAACACATCGACCCCGGCGGCGTTGATGTCTTTAATCAGTTGGGCGGCATCCTTAAAGAATGCCGACAATTCGGTGGTGTACTTCGTACCCTCGGACGTGAT